TATCAGCATTGATAGATATCCAAAAGATATCAATGTTGATAGAAATTGGAGTCATATCAAGTTGATAGAAATTGGAGTCATATCAATGTTGATAGAAATTGGAGTCATATCAAGTTGATAGAAATTAGAGTCATATCAATGTTGATAGAAATTGGAGTCATATCAAGTTGATAGATTGGAGTCATATCAAGTTGATAGAAATTGGAGGCTTATCAGCATTGATAGATATCCAAAAGATATCACTGTTGATAGATATCCAAAAGATATCACTGTTGATAGATATCCAAAAGATATCACTGTTGATAGAAATTGGAGTCATATCAATGTTGATAAATATTCAATACATATTCGTGGAGATAGAAATTGGAGTCGTATCAGCATTGATAAATATCCAATACATATCAGTGTTGATAAATATTCAATACATATTCGTGGAAATAGAAAGAAATGAGAGTCGTATCAACATGAATAAAGATCCAATACATATCAACATTGATAGATTTTGGATTGATATCAGTGTTGATAGAAATGAGAGTCGTATCAGCATGAATAATATCGAAATCGTATTCTGGAAATAGAAATGAGAGTCGTATTTCCAGAAATAAATATTCAAATCGTATTTCTGGAAATAGATGATTAATGTCGATAGTAACCAGCTAAGATAAACAGATAAATATCAACAAGAATGGATTCGATTTTCACAGAGGTCGAGGAAATTATATAACTAATAGATACCGGTTTGCAGTTGCCAAAGTGAGGGGTGTCCTTTAATGCGATGATAGACGAAGGGCATTATGGAGGGGTCTTCATAGAGTTTAGGAGTGTTGGGGACTTCCTTTTCGAGGAAGGATATAAGTTTGGTGTCGGATAGGGGTTCGATGATTTGACTTATTCTGGCTTCGAGTTCACTCATCTTGGTATGTAATTCACTTGTACTGGTATGGGATTTACTTGTTGGAGTCTTAGTTCGACGCCAGGTTGCACTTTCGAAGAACTTCTTAAGATATCCGAATCGTATTGTTGTTCCCGAGAAGTCATCCGCAAAGATCATTCGAGAAATATTGGTCCGGATAAATGGAAGAAGATCTTTGTAAGATAGGTTAATACTTCCAGGTAAGATTTCTTCGGTTTCTTTGTCTAAGGGGATGAATTGATATCCAACAAAGCCATTGATGTTGGGAGAGAGGAAGTCAAGGATATGTGGAAGAAGCATGTCATCGTCGTCGAGAAAGATGACCCAATCATTGTCGGAGAGGGGTTGTTCTTGGGTTAAGAGTTCGATGTGTTGGAATTGAGACAGAGGTTTATCTCGGAGAATGACTTCGGAGTCGATATGGTACAGTTCCTTTGCTAGATGGAGAAGATTTAAAATGAGGTTCAGATCTTTGTTAGTCGTGATGGATATTACGAGTTTGAGGGGTTTTCCCAAAGCGATAACGCTTAATATCGCGTTGTACAGATAGGTGACTCCTTCCTCTGTGGTCAAGACTGATGAGGTCCAGATGTTGATCGAAATTTTAACTGAAAAGATGACAGGATTCTATTCTTCTTCCGAAGAATAGAATTAAAGATTTCAATAGAGATAATGAGAAGGATGTTGAGTTGAAGGAATTTGGAATGGGAATTAAGCGGTGGTGTCACGGGCAAGGAGTTGACCACGGGCGAGACCTTGGGAGAAGGCGTTAGTTCCGAAGATTTGACAGTAGACTTCACCACGGCGGATGCCATCGAGAAGGCTTGCGATGGTGTTAAAAGCGGCCTGACCATTGGGGGAGGTGACGGGGTTAATGTTAGTATTGGTGAGAGTTCCTTGGGAGATGACGCCATTGGACGTGACTTGAGCGACGATGGGAGTGACGCCGGGGAGTCCAGAAGTGAGGGGTGCTCCGGCGTTAAAGAGAGGGACAATGAGGGGGCCATTTTGGAAGGGACGTCCGGCGAAGAGTCCAGCACTGGTGACGAAGAGACTTCCGGGGACGGAAGAGAGGGGGAGTCCGAAGACTTCGAGACGATATCGAGCGAAGGAGAAGTCTCGACTGAACTTGATACGGAAGCGACCGAGAATTCGAGGGAGAGGGGCGGTTTGGACTTGGGAGAAAGGGATGAAAGCGGTTCCGGAGGGAATGAGAACTTGTTCAAAGGAGAGGAGGGCTTCGAAGGATCGTTCAATTGGTTTAATAGACGAATCGGTTGGACAACACGGCATTTTTAAAAGAAGAAGAAAAAAAAAGAAATGGATAACTTGGGAAGATTAAGTGAAAGGAATGGAAGTTTTAAATTAACGTTGACGGCGGCGTCGGAAACGGATAAAGAGGAAGATTCCGAGACCGACGAGAGCGAGGAAGAAGAGGATTCCGATAATTAGGAGTGTGGGCCAGATAGAGAAACCTGTCGTTGAAGGAGTTGAAGGAGTTGAAGGAGGACGGGGAGGTGGAAGTGGGGGTCCATCTGGAGGACGTCCTTGATCGAAGTTACAGTTGATGGCTTGTTGAAAGACAGTGTTTTCGATTTTACCTCCTTTTTGTGAGACGATATCTGAGACTTGTTGACAAAGTTGGATATTACAATGTTTCAGGCCCTCAATGTAGGTATCTGTGATAAGATATAGGGATTCAATTTGACACGGTTTCCACCAACAGGCGTCGGAACCGGGATTGGTATTTGATACGCCAGTTTTACTTAACTTATATACTGGCTTTCGAACTCGTCGAAGACATCCACCGTCAGGATTGTCTGGAAATTTTGAGCAGTAGTTGTCCAGGGCTGCGTTAACATTGCCCACAGTTTTTCTAGCGCGGGCCTGTTGAACCCAGGTACGACAGACTTCACCGTATCCATCCGTGGCGACGAAACGAGAACAGATACCAGTGGGGCCCGTGGCGCCGATATTAGGATAAGGTGGGCAATTGGTGGAGGTCTGAGAACAGAAATAGGGCATAATAATGGAGTCGTAACTGGCAATGGTTTTGTCTTTATTGTTCCATGGAGTGTTGAGCCATGTCTTGATGTCTTCAGGTTTTTGGAACTGGTTTCGATCATACGTACATTTAACTAAGAAGGAGCCCGTATTTTTGGTAGTCTTATACGAATTTGGGTCATCCCACTCAATAGCGAGAGGATGAGTTCCACCGATATTGGGACAGACGCTTGGATCGAGGCCGTTATTACATGTGGTTCGGTTTGACGCATTGCAGTTTGGAATAGTACCACTGACAGTTTGTCCGGATAGATTAGGAATGGGAGGACCGAGGATCTTAGCACTGGACATGAGGTCATTAAAATCATATTGTCGAAGGTCGGGGATGCTTAGACCATTTGAACCACCGGAAAAGGTCACGGTTCTTCCTGAGTAATTTGGGTGTTCATAAAGTGTGACAATAGCATTAGGTGCAACCATGAGAGAGGTAAGCCAATCATTGGGGAAACCACTTTGGCCATCTCGGAAATCCGGGATGTTACGAGGAGAGGGTATACTGAGGTAAGGTTGTGTCCGTCCGTTAACATTAAAACCTCCTTGGAAGTTATCATCGACCCAGAAACGGGCCAGGTTACCCTCGAGAGAAGCTATTCCCGCCCGCTCAACACGAAGACTTGAAAGGCGGTCATCCCAACCGACGTCCTTAAGATTAGGAATTGTTTGTCCTTGTGTTCCGCCATTGACGACATATTGATCTCCATCATACTCTTCCTTTGAGAAGAGGACTACCGAATAACCCGGGGAAACGCGAATTGCCGAAGCCCAGTTTTCGGGGAAGGGATAAGCAGGAGTACCAAGCTTTGGAAATGAAGCCGGCCCTCGGAATTCGATAGTACTGTCGGGGGTATCATCACCGAATGGCTCAGAATGTATGGTAACGATAGGAGTTCCAGGTGCACTCAGTCGATAGCTACTCAATTTGCCACTAATTTTCCCAAGGTCAGATGAGGTGATAGTTCTACCACTTGATCCTCCGGAGAAAGACTTTGATTCACCTTTGTATTCGTAGTCTTCATACACAGTGATATTTACATTGGGACCGATACATATCGATTTAATTTTGTTATCTGGAATTCCGATTTCAGGGAGTCTTGTGATTTGGCCTGCATAATTAATGCTATATGCCTTTCCAGCTCGATTGTCACCTTCATAAAATATGGCTAGACTACCATAACATGCTACAATGTTTCGAGACACCTCTTGACAACCTGGATTTGAAGGATTATCATTACAAAAACTTGCACATGCGGAAGAGAGCTTTATTGCACAAAATTTGGCATAACGTGACTGACAATATATATTGGACGGATTATTATTACAGAACGTATTACATGTAGAAGTGGGCATTTTCAATATTGATTCAAACATACAGTCCCTTTCACTTAAACTAGTCATAAAGAAAGAGTCTATTTTAGATATCGTAAAATATTTATGTCAACATTATCCAAGATATGATAATTCCAACGAAAAGAACTAAAAGTATCACCATACAGGGACTTGTTATGGAATAGTGGTGGTTGGAAGAGGGAGTCAAGTTCTTAAGATGTCGGAATTGGAAACTTCCTTGAAAGGAGTCTGGCACATTGTTTATGTCGCATTTTCCAAGAGCGGTCATTTTACGTCCCTGATAGTTTTCCCGTTCATATAATGTTAAGATGAAGTTGGCGTCATTAATCTTAAACGAACCGATCTTATTCATTTGGGGAAGGGAGATGGGACTGTTGTAGCACCATGTTTTTCCTTGAAAGTTGGGTTGTTCCCAGAGTTGAAGTATAGAGTCATGGCATGACATTTTTTCTATCACGTGCAAGATTTTTCTTGCATGTGAGACGTTGTTTGGAAATTTTAATTGGAGGAGATTAGCGACGAGCGAGAAGAAGGATTAAGAAAACGATAATAAGGATAATGATAAATATCCAGAACCAGTTATTAGTTACGTGATAGTTAAGATTGTTTCCTGATGGGTTAGGACTTTGAGGAGTATTGGAGGGAGGAATGACAGAGGGAGGAATAACAGATGGAGGAGTATCGGAGGAAGGAATATTGGATGTGGGAAGAATACGGGCACTACTGGCACGATCATTGAAGTCATTAAGGGAGGTTAGATGAGCTGGACCGTCAATGCGGAAAGAGGCACCGTCAAAGTTTTCATTTTCATAGAGGATGATGGTGATACCGGGGGCAACCTTAATTGAGGAGAGACTTCGGAGAGGAAAACCGACATCATTAAAGGATGAGATATCTTGGATTTGAGTGATAGGGACGGAGGTACCACGGAAGTTATCATCCGTGTAGATAATGACGATGGGACAATCTTTCCAAGCGCCATTAAAGTTGAAGTTGGGAAGACAGGGGATGCCATGATCATTCGAGGGAGGAGAGAAAGAGTTAATATCTTCCGGGGAGGGAGTGTCAAGACCCAGAGCGGGAGTTTGAGGTTCAGCTTGAAGGAGAGTGATAGGTTTCGAGAATATAGTAGCGACTTGACCTGATCTTGATACAATAATACTGCTGATTCGATTTTTGATGACTGGATGAAGATCTTTAGATTCATATTCACCCTCTATGGTAAATTTCTTTCCTTTAAATTCATAATCTTCATAAAGGTCAACTTTGACTCCTGGAGCGACTTTGATTGATTGTAGAGCATCATTGGGAAATCCAATTCTATCGATTACGGGATAATGTCCAAATTCATAAATGGGACGCCGTGTGCCCCTAAATTCGGTTTGCGAATATAATACAGCGAGTGGCATTCGTTCAACTTTAATACTGCTGGTTTTATTGTTGAAGTTTCCAAGTTTATTGTATAATATTGGACCTACTATTTGCATGGAATCTCCTTGAAAACTATAATTTTCATAGAGGGTAACGATAACTCCTGGAGCGACTCTGATTGACTTTAGTTTATCATTGGGAAATCCGATATCATCGATTACGGGATAACGTCCAAATTCATAAATGGAAACTTTTTCGCCCTGAAGTTCTTCCCCCGGATATAAGTCAACGAGTGACGGTAGTAGAACTTTAATACTGCTGGTTTGATTATTGAAATTTAATGCGCCGAGGTCAGATATTTCGGTGGGACCATTTAATATTATGGAACGACCTTTAAATTCATAATGTTCATAAAGTTGAACTTCGACTTTTGGAGCGACTCTGATTGACTTTAGTTTATCATTGGGAAATCCAATATTATCGATTATGGGATACTCTCCAGGGGATCTAATTACAACCGGATTACTGTCACTATAACCGGTTTCTCGATATAATGTAACGAGTGCCATTATTTTATTTTAATAACAGTTAAGATAATATTATGAGAAAAAAACTCTCTTTCTATTTTTTAAACTTAGGATCTTTTGGAATTTATTTTAAAAGTTCCAAAAGAGGAGACTTCTTTGGCGGAGTTGAGATTCATTTCTGTTTGATAGGAAGAAAAACCAATCCAGAAATGAGGATAATTATAAGAAGGACGAGAAAAATGGTGATCCAGAGAGGGACTGAAAAGTGTGACGAAAGACCGGAATGTTTTTGGAGACGTCGAAGAGTGGGAGAACATGTTGTGATCTCTCGGAGTCGTTTTTCGGTAAAGATTCGGTATTGGAGCTGTTTCTGGAAAATGGGAGAGATTTCATTACATACTTCACTGGAGCAGACTTGACTTGCTAAGTCGGACGTTACAAGGTGACTTTCCGGTTCTTGACATGGACGGTACCAACAGGCTGGACTTGCAGAGATAGCAGGACTTAACAAGTTAAAATCAGGGTTTGTGGATCTCTGAAGACATCGACAGTCAAGACTGTTCGGATAAGTGGTGCAATAATCTGTCATAGCACGGTCGGCGAGGAAGGGGTTTTCGTTTTTCCAGGTTCGACAGATTTCTCCATCACGTTCTGTCGACATAAAACGACTACATGATGGCATGGGACGACCTGTGATTGAGTTATTTCGACATGTCTTGACTCGTTGAGCGCAGAAATATGGTAGAATGACACCTCGAAGTTGTTCTTCACTGCCGGAGAGTTCACGCCACTTTTCGATATCGTCGAGAGAAGAAAACTGACTAACATGATAGGAGCAAGAAACTGGGACGCCGGTTAAACCGATACCTTGACGATTCATTTCAGGATTGTACCATTCGAAAGAGACAGGTCCCGTGCCTCCAAAGTCAGGACATACTAAGGGGTTTAACTTGGAACAGAGAGGTTGAGAGGTGGCAATACCTCCACAACATATCTGATTTTCATAATGCCAATCGGAGTTTTCACAGATTCCGCGAGGTGTTGAAGGACTATCTTTACAACTACAAGGTCCTGCGACATAAGATTCAAAGGGTGCATCTTGAAGAACTGTCAATGAAACGGTAGACATCGAAGCATTTGAATAGTGGGAAAATTTTTCCGAATGATTTTGAGAACTTGTTTTTGGAGAAAATTTTTGAGGACCTGTTTAAAATGGGACAAGATGAAGCCACGAATAGGGTTTCAATAACTACAAATGCTTTGTTGAGTGTTATGAATACAGCGGCACAGAAATGTACTAACCCTCTAACTCAGGAGCAGGTTAACAGTATTAGAGTGGCGGGAGCCGGATCTGTCTTACGAAATTCTACCATTCGAGCTGGACAGTCAGTAGTAGCAAATTTTTCATGTATTCAAGACTTTGAAAACAATCAAGATGTTAGGCAACAGCTTCAGAATCAGATTGATCAACAAACTCAGAGTATCATTGGATCTCTCAATCTCAGTCTGAAGTCAGCCGATGCCGAGAATATTTCGGAAATTGTGAGTAATCTTGCCACTGAAATTCAAGACAGTTATACTGGTACCTGTGTGTCGTCGGTCTTGCAAAAACAAGTTAATCCTATAGAAGTTGTAGATGGAGCAACGATTGATAATGTTATCTTTGATTTTGACCAGTCGATTCGATCAATGTCAGAATGTGTTCAAAATACAACGAATGTTCAGAAAGCTCAGCAAGAGTTGGAAAACTTACTACGACAGTTAGCCGAAACTCAGAGAAAAGGTATTTTCGATGAGATATTTGGAGCACTCTTCGGCAATATCGCCGGTATTATTATTTTTATCGTTGTTGTTATTGGAATTCTTGTAATTCTTGGTCTTGGAGGATTTTTCCTGATTCGCCTGTTAACTGCACGAAGGTCCAAGTCATAGTCTCATATCGTGGTTCAAGTTCGTGTGTTTCAGATAGGAGCTTTCTGGAAGAGAGTCGAATATCTTTGAAATAGTTGAACAGGTTAACTGTTCAGCTATTTCGTGTTGTGAATTAGTAGTTGCGGCGACGTTTATAGGTATTCTTTGGATACTTACGATAGTAGCCATACTTCGCTTTCTGTTTCTCGGAAGGACAGCTCATTGAGATATCACTTATCGTCGATGAAGGACAGGATGACTCCGTTGAATGGTATGACTGTCCTTTCATCTTCTTCTCCTCCTGCCAGAGGAGCCAGTTCTGAAAGCCATCATCATTCGATTCCTGGCGCCAAATCTTATATTCCCCGGCAAAGTCATTGAGATGAGCATAGTTCTCATTGTTATACGTCTTCCACTTCTGGTAGGCTTTCCGGTCGTCTTTCGGGAGACCAAGTTGGTTACAGTGGAGGAGCCAGTCACAGTATCGGCGGAACTTGCAATAATCTTTGAGACTGGCCGTCTTTCGGAAACGGTTATATCTCTTCCGGTTTCGGTTCGACTTGGCAAAAGAGGAGAGGAGGTACTTCTTGTAGCCAGTCTTTTTGTACTTCTTCCAGGCCTTCCACTTCTTCCAAATTTCCTGATCAGAAAGGGTATAACAGCGCTTCCAGGAGACATAGTCATTATAATAGTAGTTGTCCTGATAGTGACGGACCCAGCATGAGTTTTTCCAGGAGGTGTAGGATTTAAGATTATCATAGTTATCCTCTCCCGCGACATGGTACCAGTCTAAAAACTTGCGAAGCTTGCAGTAAGTCTTATAGTCACAGTGGTCCTTCCAGGAGCGGTAGCGCGAGTCGAGTTTGGGCTCGTTATAGTTGATTTCCTGTTCTTTGGGAACGGGAATCTCACCTTGATTTCCGGGACACAAATCGAAAAAGCCTTTATATTTATTCCAGTCCGCCCCTGCGAATGGAACGAGAGGAGCTTGACCATTTGAGAAGTTCAGAGGACCTCGAAGAGGTGAAACATTAACACCATTATTCCAATCATGTGCAATGAGTTGAACACTGGAACATGCCATGTTTTGAATAGATGATGGAAAAAAAGTTTGCTTTTGTTCTTTCGACAAAAGAAAAAAAAGTTTTATTCTACCTTCCTTGTTGCAAGATTTCAAGATACATTGGAAGATCGGTCCAGTACCACGAAAAGATGTCTGTCTCTCTTTGAGTCTCCAGATGATCTTTTCTCTGAGTATTAATGTATTTTTGGTTATCCTGGAGAAGAGAAATGGCCTGATGAAGTCGTTTCGTCAGAACCTTCTGTTGACGCTTTTTCTCTTGAAGTCGGAAAAGAGTTTCACTATCTTCATAGAGAGAGGCGGCCCACTTGAGAACTTTTCGGGTCGATCGAATATACTCAGATAAGTCAGAGGCCGCTAAAACGGAAAAGACAGCTGTTGAATAGGTGTTCAAGAATGTGTCCGAAAAGAGATTTATCGATCCTGATATCATCCTGGGAATTCGAAGAGAAGTCAGACGTTGCTCGAGCTCCTGGCACATCTCATGAAGAGAGTTTTCAGTGGAAGTTCTCTCAAGAGAATAGTTAAAAGTTTTCAGTCTCTGATTACTTTCCTCGGTTCGGTTTTCATTTACGAGTCGCGTCATCTCGTCAAAGAGATCAAAGATACCTCCGAAGGAGAGAGGCACGTTAAGTCTTCGAAGAGTTATGTCGTCGGAAGAGAGACAGATGTCGGGACTCCGACATGAAAGAACAACTTTACCTGGTTGATCTTTAAGAAATGGACACGGGTACTCTTGACGAATAAACGTCAAGAAGTGATCAAGAGAAACCGATGTCATCTCGGGAGTCAGGGGAAGAGAGTAGCCGAGAGGTTCTTCCATTGTCAGGATGGTTTCAAGAGAGTCGACACTATTAAAGAAGGTCAGAAGACGGCGTAACTCCGACAGAGCGGGATTTCCGGCTTTCATCATTTCCGCAAGAGAGGAACAGAGGAGCTGATAGGCATCATGAAGAGGAAAACTTCGTTGAGGAAAGATAAACTGGTCAATTCCCAAGGAGTAACCATAGTGTTCTCCTTGATACGTAATGTGAGACTTACGAAAGTCAAAGAGAATGGCGAGACGGTCGGTTTCGAGGTATTCTCGTCCTTTTTCCGTTTCATAGGGAAGAGAAAAACGGGAACTCTTGTCATGTGAAGAGAAGAGACATAAGAGGACATTATTGGGTGTGAGAGAGTAGTGTGTAAAGTCACACGTGCGGTGAGCCCATCGGAGGGCGTAGAGAACTTGAAGATAGACTTCTAAAAACTGGGTGGCGGAACAGGACGAACAGTAACTTTCCAGAGTCTCCTGAGGAGAGACATTTTCAAGAAGAAGATAGAAAACGGGATGTCCTTCGGGGAAATTCCGGAAGAGAACTTTGTTCGGAAAAGAGTCAAAGAGAGGACCGAAGGACTGGAATCCGCCATAGACATAAAGAAAGTTTGGAATGTCTCTTCGAAGTTGGTTTGTTCCAAAGAGTCCGATAAAAGTTTCATGAATAAAACGGAACTCATTATCGATAAGACGGACGAGAAAAAAGTTCTCCGTGTCTTTCGGAGATCCGGAAAGGAGATTGAGTCCTTGAGTTGGAACGAGTCGGAGCCAGTGACGGAGCCTCATTCGAGGCGTCGCCCAACCAGGAGTGACGGGATTCACGTAGAAGAGAGAGTCGACGAGACACATGGTCAGAGCCAGAAGATCAGGACTGTAAAAGGTGTCGGGAACAAGAGAGGGAAGTTTTTCCAGAAGTCGGGGGCGATGAGATTCAAGAGACATCAACTGAGGAACACAACAGAGAGTTCGCGACGTGAGGAGAGTCTGCTCACGTTGGATTGTGTTTTCGGTTTCTTGTTGTAAAGTGTCCCAGATCGAAGAAACGAGAGAACGAGCAAATTGGAATCGTTCCAAGATAACATCAGATCGGACGAGTGACATGATTTAAATAGGAAATAAATCTTTGTTTAAGAAGGGTAGATTTATTTCAGTGATTAGGAAAACATCAGATAACGGAAGAATTGTAGACCGGACCAGTACCAGATGTCTGGATCGGGGCGAATCGAAAGATGGTTAATGGCATCGATATCTTCTGAAATTTTGTTGAGTTCCGGAACGAGAGAGGTATAGAGAATTTCTACGATTTCGCGGAGGTGGGGAAGTTCAGACTCCAAGTCGACATCGGAGACAGTCTGACCTGAACACGAGAGAGAGTCAACAAGAAGGTCAAGTTGTTCAATAAGGTCGAGAGTCTTGGCCACATGAAGGACGTACTCTCGATGAGCATTAATTATAGCTTCTGAGAGTAGGATGGAAGAAGGAAGTCCAACAATGTCAACACGGGGAATTTGCGAAAGACGAGTTGAAATTTGGAAGACGAGTTGGCCGAATTTCTTCAGGGCCTGGTCCTTATGATGCTGATAGGGAAACTGAGAGATGACACTTTCAAGAAGTTTAAACTGTCTTCGTCGAGAAAGAATAACAGTCATATCACAGAAGTCAAAGAGGTCTCGAGGAGGATGGACTTGATGAAGACCGAGTTCCTCAATGATTTTCTCATAAGTCAGACACAGACGTTCGCCTTGACAGGAGAGGAGAGGTTCGGATCCCGGCTGACTTCGAAGAAATGGTGTTGCCCAGTTCTGACGAATAAACGTGATAAAATCATCAAGAGAAAGTTGACTTATCTCTGGAGTCAGAGGGAGAATGTAGGTGGAGTCCGACTGCTTTCGGACAATGTCTTCGGGTTTTTCCTGAGGTCGGAAGAAGAGGAGGAGTCGTGATGCCTCGTCGAAGGTGGGATTTCTCGTCTGCATCATCTTAAAGAGAAGCCAATTGAGAAGCTTATATGCGTCATAGAGAGGAAAACTCCGATCGGGATAAATGAAATAAACCGGAACATTCCAAACACCAAAGTGTTGATCGTTATACTGAATGTGAGCTCGACCATAGTCAATGATAGTTGCAATGGCGTCCGTCAGAAGATATTCCGTTCCACGTTCTGTCTCATATGGAATTGTAAAGACTCCCTGGAAAGAGGGAATTTTACGAAGAAGGACATTGTGCATGTGAAGATCGTAGTGTGTAAAGTCGATAATTTTATGAGCTTGACGAAGAGCGTAGAGGATCTGGAGATACTTCTCAAGAAACTGGTCAAATGTGGCATTACGAATATAGTCACCAAAAGATATCGAGGGAGAGATGTTTTCATAGATGATATATTGATAGGACTTTCCCGAACTTCCACACCAGGAGACGACGTCTCGAGTTTCCGGATCAATAAGAGGAGGAGAGCAACGAAATCCACCATAGACATAGGCAAAGTTGGGAACATACTCTCTCAATCGATTTGTGCCGAAGAGACCGACGAAGAGTTCATGAGTGGCGTCTCGATTGGCTTCATCATCTCGGGGAGCTTTAATGACAAACATATCACTAGCTTCTTCAAAGGAGGCGACCATGGCATATCCAAAGGCAGATTCCTTTCCAATACGGCGCAGATGTGAGATCCAGTGGCGAATTCGTTGATGAGACGTGAAAGCTCCCCCTTCTGCCGGAGAAAGATGGATGACAGTGTCTGTGAGACACATTATGGCTAGCATCATCTTTGCATTATAAAACTCCTTTTGAGAGATATTCTTTAACTTTCGAGTGTCGACTCCGAAGAATGTATTTTCAAGGTGTTTAAGTTGTTCAACGGGACAGATAGACGTCGTCTCAAGAATCTCCGCTTCGATTGACATCTGTTTTCTCTCTCCTTCAGAGTATCTTTGTCGAATGTCGGGTTGACGAAATGTTTTAATTCGTTGATCCACGAGGGATTCAATCTCCTCACTGGTTGGAAGTGACATAAATTGATCTTTACAATGAAAGAACATTATTTTTTTCCCAAATTATGACTCTATTTTCTTTGCCACTTTTGTCTTTTATTTCTTACTTTCCTTTTATCGTCTCCTGTCTGGATCAGAATACGTTAGAGTCTCCTCCTCTCTTTCTGCATTGTCGGGATAATACGACGTTGAAGATGTGTCCTCTATCTTCCTCTGATCCATTTTTATCTCGTTCGACACTTTCTTCTTTTCCTCCGAGTTTTTATCTCCTTCTTGGAGTGTTGTTGAATCTTGTGTTGACGACGATTTTATGTTTCTGTCGGTCTCGCCGGATGTCAAAGCAACTTTCAGATTTGGAGACAGAAGCCATAATTTCAGAGTTACCCGCGCTTCTTCGAAAGCGTCTTCCTCCTCCCCGGGAAGAGTCGGAAAAGGAAGTCTATGAAATCGTCTATCAGACGTTTGAGAAATTGCTGACTCAAGCCTGGAAAGAAGCTAATCAGGATTCTCTTCAGATTAAAAGTGACTCTCCTCTCCGGAAACGATGCTGATTGTTTTAAAACCATATCTGATAACAGATTATCAGATATGGCTTTGACAGGTCTTTTTTCCGACTTTCAGAACATCGATGTCTTTGAAGAAATTCGGGAAAACATGAAACGAGAGGAACTTCGACAGTTTAATTCTTCCTTTTTTTCGAAAAGGAGAAAAAAATGAAAGAAGAGAGATTCTCAAAGTTAAAATGGAGATAAGAAAGATTGTTCAGTTAAAATGGATCCGACGGAACTTCTTTGTGAGATACGTAACAGTTTTTCTCGGTCTCCTCCGGAGATAACTTCAGATCTTCTTCCGCCTCCATATTCTCTTCCTTTAAATCGACGTCCGGTTCTCGAGAAGAATATTGTTATAGCTCCAACGATGTGTGATCGGCCCGATGAGCGTATCTGTGATATTGAGAAATATCATGAACTTTTTCAGATGAAGTCGAAATATAATGATCAGGATAAGGAGTATCTGAAGGCTCGGGCTCGGACCAATCCGTTTGAGGAGATTGGGCGCTCGATTTTTATGAATCGGGCGGCGATTAAACTTGCTAACATTGATGCAGTGTACAATCTGACACAACATTTTGGAGGTCTGATGAAGAAACATGTTGATGAAATTTTCACCTTCTGTGACATTGCTGCCGGACCGGGAGGTTTTACACAGTACTTACAGTTTCGCTGGCCCAACTCGATGGGATATGGTATTACCTTGAAAGATGAAAATGATTGGAACCGTTCCAAACTTGACTTGAGTCGATTTAGTATTTTCTATGGTGATGATGGGACGGGTGACCTCTACACCAATTGGCAGGGATTTGTCACTCACGTTCGAACGAATGAGCCAGATGGTGTTGATCTCATTCTTGGTGATGGAGGATTTGACATTGAGAGGGAGGCATCCAAATTCGAGGAAGCCGAGCGTCCTCTAACTCCGACGACACGTTCCTTTCGGTATCAGTGTCAGGAGTTTTTGTCAAGTCGTCTCATCTTGTGTCAGATTCTGGTTGCGTTGAAAGTTCTTCGGACGGGGTGTACGTTCGTCTGTAAAGTCTTTGACACGGTGACTCCGATCTCGGCTCAGCTTCTCTTTCTTCTCGCCTGTAGTTTTGACTCTCTCTCTATCTTTAAACCGGTGAGTAGTCGGCCGGCCAATTCCGAGCGCTATCTCATTTGTCAAGGTCTCCGGGAAAACATTGAACCTTATGCTGATCTTCTGGCGGAGGCTAATAGTGCGTACACCGCGACACATAATGTCGTCTCTCTCTTTGATACACCTCTTCCCGAGGACTTTCTCAAGTGGCTCTATCAGGAGAACATGCGCAGTATTAACCGACAACTTGAAGCTGGAGAGCTTCTTCTTCGTTACTGGAATGGAGAAAACGTTTCCATTCCTCGATATAATCTTCATAAGGCCCTGATTGTCTGGAACCTTCCAGATAATCGACCCTCTCGGAGATCCCGCATCAAGATTTAGCTTTGTCTACTGTCTACGTTGAAAATAGTTATATGTTCTTCCTCCAAAAGAACATATAACTGTCGGGATATCAAGTTTTCTTCGTTCTTGATCAACGAAAGAGTAGACGAGACACTTGCATAATTCCAATTTTCATTTTCTGAGATAATAACTCTGACAGAAGAATTTCTTTCTCAGTTTTAACAAGGAGATATTATAAGAGAGCTGTAATCAAGTTGATATGTCTCCAAAATCTATCAACTTGATATGTGTTGGATATTTATCAACATTGATATGTGTTGGATATTTATCAAGTTGATACAACTCCA